AATTTAAAAAATATATATAATACCTTAACTAAAATAGTAGAAAACTCAGGGCTTAAAAATGTAGATGCTTATTTTGTAAATCCTGACGTAGGTAAGCAAATGATGCAACCACCTGCACCACCACCACTAACTCCTATTGAAAAAATTGAATTTACTAGAATTGCAAGTGAAGAAAAACGTAAAGTTGCCGACCTTGAGTTAAAATACAAAGAACTAGAACAGCAAAATAGAGAAATGATGTTAGATTTTGAAATTAGAATAAAAGATATTGGTTTAAAATATAATACTCAGTTAGATACAGTAAAAATTAAAGCGGATGCAGAATTAGATAAAGCAGAACTGACAAGTGGCAGTAAACTTCTTGAACAAGCACAAAAATCTGCTAGTATGTTGGGCAAACAAATACAAGGAACTAATGGAAACCAAAGACCAAGATCAGAGAACGCTGGAATTGAACAGGTCAAGCCAGGCGAAACAGATCCTAGAGAATAAACTTCTTCAAGAGTCTATTTCTACTCTTAAAAAAATTTATTCTGAAGCACTTTTAGAAAAAACAGGTGCTACAGAGAGTGATACAAGGGAAAAACTTTGGATCGCTTATAATGTTGTTGGTAAAGTTGAGCAACATTTAAAAAGTATTCTTGAGACAGGAAAATTAGCTGAAAAGCAATTAGAAATTTTCCGACAATCTCAAAAAGAACAAAAATTCTAGCCACAAGTTAGAATGAGCCAACCTAATATCTAGGAGCTTAAACCCAAACAGGAGACTTAATGTCAAATGAAAATCCTCTGCTTAAAAACGAAGCAGTAACAAGTGCGGCAAAATCCATAGAGGGATTACTAGACCCTAAAACGGCAACTATCAAACCTCAAAAGGAAGCAGCACCAGTTGAACCAAACGAACCTAAAGATGTTAAAGCATCTGAGGATATTCAAGAGGAACAACAAAAACCTGAAGACAAACTTGAAGATAAAGTTCAAGAACCTTTAGATGAAGAAGATGTATCAGAAGAAAATGCTATTGAAGAACAAACAACCGATTACCACCAGGTAAAAGTTAATGGTGAAGTGATTGAAGTTGACCTTGAAGAATTAAAAGCAGGTTATCAGAAAGATGCTGATTATAGACGAAAAACAGAAGAAGTAGCTCAAGAGAAAAGAGATGTTTTAACTGAAAAAGATCGTCTAGCAAAACAATACACAACTAAGCTAGAAGATTTAAATTCGCTTACGTTGACTTTGAATGCAGAAGTGAACAACGACCTAAATGCAAAAGAATTAGATGCACTTTGGGATGAAGATCCAACTGAAGCAGCTAGGGTAGATCGTAAAATTAGAAGACGGAGAGAAACACTTTCTCAAGCTCAGACAAAATTACGAAATCATCAACAAGCTCAGTTTCAGGAAGTCTTAAAGGAAGAACAAAAAAAGGTAGCTGTAAAGTTTCCTGATTTGTCTGATCCTGTAAAAGGAAATTCTTTAAGAACAAACATGGTAAATTATTTACTTAAAAAAGGATTCTCTAATAAAGATGTTTCCGAAGTTTATGATTCAAGAATGTTTGATGTGATCGTTGATGGAATGAAGTTTCAAGATAACAAAAGGTTGAAACCAACCCTAGTTAACAAGAGAGAGAAGCCATCAAGAGTTGTAAGATCAGGCGTTAAGACAACAAAAGCAGATGAGAATAGTCAAGCAAGGTTGGGTAAAATTAATAACCTTAAGAAATCAGGTTTAGCAAAAGATGCTTCTGATTTGTTATTGCGTTATTTATAAACTAATAACCTAACGGAGAAAATAACATGGCAACATACGCAACATATACGACAGTTGGTATAAGAGAAGACTTAAGTGATATTATTTATAATATATCACCTACAGAAACTCCTTTTATGTCAGGTGTTGGTAAAACAAAAGCAACAAACACACTACACCAATGGCAAACAGACGCATTAGCTCCTGTAGCCGCAAATGCTCAAGCAGAGGGTGCAACAATAACATACCCAACACTTAGCCCAACAGTTAAACTTGGTAATAATACTCAGATCAGTTCTAAGTCTGTTCAGTTAACAGGAACAAACGAAGCAACTTTAGCTGCAGGTAGAAATTCTGAGTTAGCTTATCAAGTAGCAAAATCTGCGAAAGAATTAAAAAGAGATATGGAAACTGCTCTTTTATCTAACGTAGCTGCTGCTGCTGGAAACGCTGGAGCTCCAACAAGAAAATTAGGTGGAGTCCAAACATGGATTAAAACTAATGTATCTGCTGGTGCAGGTGGATCAGGTGCTGGTGGCGGTGCTATCAGAACTGATGGTACTCAAAGAGCTTTCACAGAGGGTCTTTTAAAAGATGTTCTAGTTGATTGTTTCAATGAGGGTGGAAATCCAAACATGATAATGGTTAATGCTTTTAATAAGCAAAGACTATCTAGCTTTACTGGTGGATCTACTAGATTTGATGCTGCTGAAGATAGAAGATTAATAACTTCTATTGATGTTTACGAATCAGATTTCGGAACTATGCAAGTAGCTCCAAACAGATTCATTAGACAAGCTAATGCAACTGCTGCAAAAAGAGGACAAGATGCTCTAGTATTAGAGATGGATATGTTCGCAGTAGCTTTCTTAAGAGATTTTTCTCTACAGAATCCTGCTCAAACAGCAGATGCAGATCAAAGATTCATGGTGGCAGAATATACACTAGAATCAAGAAATGAAGCTGCAAGTGGAATGGTTACAGATTTAACTACTTCATAAGCAATATAATTGTGTGGGGGTGTAACCTTAAAAAAATTGCACCTCCCCATATTAATCAAGTTGAAGTCTTAATAAGGTTATAGATGGAACGACAAACGGAGAAATAAAATGAGAACATTAAACGATTACTTTATAACAGTAAGATTAGCTGACGTATCAGCTACAGGTGGAGTAGCATTTGTTGCTATACCTGATGGCGGTAGAGTTATTAAAATTCATACTGTTCAAGAAGCTGCAATATCAGGTGCAAATGCTGTGATAACTTTTTTCACTAAACAAGGTGGAGCTACAGTTATGACATCATCAGGAATAACTATTCCTCAAGCTGGAGATGCGGTTGGAGATGTAAGAACATCAACACCATCAGCAGTAAACCTAGTAGCAGAGGGTGACTTTATAAAAGTAGCAACAACAGGAGCTTCAACAGGAGTTTGTCCTTTAAATTGTACTTTTGTTATTAGAAGATAATAGTATATAAGAATAATTGGGGAAGCTAGTCTAGCGACAAATTTCCCCTTAAAAAAAATAGGAGAAAAAATATGAGTTTTAATTACGCTTTAAAACCTAAAGTAATAAATAACGTAGCTATGGCAGCAGCAGGAACAACTGCATCAGTACAATCTAATGCCTTTGGTACTCAAACAGAATATGTAAGAGTAGTTTCAGCAGTAGATTTTTTTGTTGATTTTGGAGTAAGTCCAACTGCATCCGCAGCAAAAATTCTAATAACTGCTGACCAACCTGAGATATTTAAAGTTACTCCAGGTGAAAAGATTGCTGGTTTAAATGCAACAAATAGTGCAACTCTTTATGTTACTGAACTAAGTGCATAATGGCTAAAAAAAAAGGTTTATATGGTGTAAGTGTTTATGTTAAAAACAAACCAAGAAAAAGACCAGGTCGTCATGCAAAAAGTTTTAATAAAAGAACAACAGCTAGAAAAAAAAGTAGAGGTCAAGGATGAAAGATATTGTAAAAGACGGATTACAAACAACTACTTATAATTTAGACGAAAAAGAAGAAAAAGTAATTGTTAAAGAAGAAACAAATATTGATTCACATTTAAAGCATAATAAAGAATTATTAAACTTAAATGATGGATATTCTAAATCAAGAGACCTAAAAAGAGTTGCTTCAATTCCTTTAGGAGCTTTACAAGTTTGGGCTTCAGAACATGATCCTAGTAGTAAAGGAAATTGGTGGAAACTTCCAAAAGAAATACAAAGTAAAATACTTAAACTTAAATTAAATAGTAGTGAGTTTAAATATTTTAGAACATCACAAGGTAAAATTTAATGGCTTTAGCAAATTATTCAGAATTACAAGCATCTTTAGCTAACTGGTTAAACAGATCAGATTTAACAACTGAGATTGCTAATGATTTTATAGTTCTTGCTGAAAAAGATTTTAATTCTAAATTAAGAATTAGAAAACAAATAGCACAATCTACTTTAACTCTTACAGCAGGTTCAGAAACAGTTACTATACCATCTGATTTTTTACAAGTTAGAGATTTTTATATTCTTTCAGGTACTCAAAAACATGCCATGACTTATATGACTCCACCACAAATGGATCAAATAAGAGGAACTAACACAAGTGGTATGCCAAGAGTTTATACTATACTTGGAGATACGTTTAGATTTTCACCTATTCCTGATTCTAATTATTCTGCTGTACTTAATTATTATCAACAATTTAATGCTTTATCAGCTTCTAACACAACTAATTATATTTTAACTAACCACCCATCTATTTATTTATATGGTTCTTTATACCATGCTTCTAATTTCTTAGGAGGAATAGATCCTCAAAGAGTACAACAATGGCAACAATTA